ATACCCCCTTCGTGAAAGTCTTGGTTACAGGGTTAAAGGTGCCAATCTCGGGGTCACCAATCAAGTTGATGGTGAAGTTGAGCTTTGCGCTCTCACCGCCTGCACCGCCAAAATCGTCCACCTGAATGGAGCATACATTGCGCTCTGCAGGGTAGGCTCCCTCTACGGCATCCTCATACAGATAGACCATACAAACCTCGCTGCGAGCTTCTGCCAGTACCTTACGCCCTCTGCGGATGCCATCCACATAGGCGAACACAGGATCACCCTGAATAGCAGTCATGGGGGTCGGAATGTTAGGCTTGTAGCTCTCCACATCTGTGGTGCCGCTGTCCTGATGGATGTAGGTCTCGTCGGAGGTCTGAGGGTTGTAGGCAATGGTCTGCTCAGTAACTCCATCCCCCACTAAAGACCATTGTGGTGTACTGGGAGTGCTTACGGTATTTAAAAACAGGGCGATTTTGCTTCGTTTGATTTTTCCCATAGATTATCCTCTCCTTTTCGTAAATATAAATTGCAGCTGGATTTGATAAATCCCGCAACCGTTTTCCTCGATGTCAAAAAGCATAGCGTTTGATACCTCCAAGGATTCCACTTGATAGTTTCCCGGTAAGGAGGGAAGATTACCTGTGTCGGATTGCTCCTCCAGCCAGTCTGAGAAATCCTCTAAGAAATCGTAGGTATCCTGCCGATCTACTTCACTGGCGGCCAGCTCCTTGGCATAGAAGATATAGCTGTTTTGATAGCTCCGGTTGCCGAGGATATCTTCGGTGATCTTGCTGTTGCCGCTCGGTGCTATCGCATAGCTGGAGGGTTGCTCAGTCGTCTGGTCGGTCAGCACCACCAAATCCATCTTGCCGTAACCCTCTAAAAAGCTCTGTAATGATTTTAAGATACTCACTCGGGCTTACCTCCTGCCGCAACGGCCACATTGTTGACGATGATGCGTTTCTTGTCCGCCCACATCCGCTTATCCCACAGCTTGCCCCGCATGGGAGCGCCATGGTACTTAAACTCCCGATCACTTACGATCTTCTTGACTCCCTTGCGAGAGCGCCAACCCTGAGGTGTAAGGAATCCCGCAGCCTTGATAACAGGATCGACCATCACCTTACCGTAATACATCATGCGGGCGTAGGGGCTATTGTAGGTTATGCTGTCAGCGCCAATAATGCGGGTATTCTTTAAGAGCCCTTGCTGCATCGGTATATATGGATCAGAGTGCTTTGCCACCTCATTGGTAAAGAGCCGCTGCACCCTGCCACCCGGCTCCAGCCCACGCCTGCGGAGCATGGTAGCTGCATCATCAAGGTTTGCCGCAACGGTGACTTTCATCGCCCTGTCACCTCCCAATGACCCATGCCACCACCATACTCACGGCTGTCTACCGCTGTAATGGTAAGCAGATCATCATAGCCCAGTAACTCCTTGGTTGACCTCTCGACTTCGTGAGCCACCTCACCCTTGATGACGATGTCGCCGCTTTGCATAGTCCAGCGGCCTGACTTATCAGCAAGCTCAGTCCATGTCTTGGGCTTAACGTATCCGAGCACAACAGACTGGGGGATAATGAGGGTTAGCCCATCGGCAGAGGCCACCCCTGCCTTGCGAAGCTGCGCGCCTCTGGTAGAATCCCAAAACACACCCCGCAGCACAGTGCGCTGCCAGCGCTCCTCTTGCCCCGCATGGTACTTGTTGTAGATCGTCACAGTATGAGGGAACACTACAGCCACCTCCCAAGGAAGCTGCTGTCTAAGTACAGGGCGGCGGCCTCATATAGCCTTGCTTCGTTACTCTTAGGTTTAGCTGCATAGCTGCGACTCCAGCTGCCTACGCTTTGGCTTTGGAGTTCTCCTCCTTGCTCGTTGGTCTGCCATGCCTCGGCAACGGCGCAAGCAGCAAGCATTACGGACTCGGGGGCAGGCCTTGGTACCCGCCCCCTTGTGATACGGTCGATATAAGCAGATGCCCGCAGCATCAGCCGCCCAAAATCAGCATCGGCAATAGCATTACCTTGGTAAGTGCCTGTATAGTAGGCGTAATCTGCATATGACATCAAGTACACCCCCTACCCGGCGGGGTCAGCTTCGGGGTCGGGTGGTAGGTCGTCTTCATTATCGTCCGCTGGGGGTTCCTCTTCCTGAGCGTTTTTTTCGAGGAGCTCCAACAACTTAGCGACCTTCTCTGCCCTATTCTTACAATCCGAAATGTCAGCACCCATCTCTGCCGCGTTCGCCTCAAGCTCGGGAACCGTCATCTTGCCAATAGGCTTGCCGATATCCGGCTTTTTCTCAAGGCACTGGCTCTCAACCGCCATACCCTTTGCCCGAAATCGATCTGCAAGGTAGGCGTTTTCGGTAACTCCCTCCCCGTCCCGAAAAGGAACGGAGAGGTAAATCCCTGTGAATAGGTTGCCTTGCGGAAAGTTCACTTTAAACATAGTCTGCCTCCTTACTGCACCTTGATCTTACGGAACACGCCTGCCTTGCGGCTGTTCTTAAGAACTACGGCCGCAGCCATCTCGACCTCAACCTTCTTTACAGCACCGGGCTGCGTAAGGTCAGGCAGATAGGTGCTGACAATCTTACTGCCAGCAGGGCTGATACCATGGAAGCCATCCAAACCGAAAGATGCAGCGTAGAGATCGGTTAGACCTGTAACTGCGCCCTCGCTTGCCGTGTAGATGCCTACGGTAGGTACCGTCAGGCTGCCGTTGTAGTAGTAACCCAAATCCACAAGAGGAATGCCGTTATAGGCCTCCACCTTTCGCCCAAAAGCATCCTCGGAATGGGTCAGATAACCTGCTCTGCGGGCAGCACTGCGGATACGGGTCATCAGCTTATTGTTGCCCATCAGCATATTTGGAGTGCCGTCAAATTCAGACAGGAACTCATCGAGCATATCGAGGAAATACTTGTAGTTGGTATCAAGCGCCGAAGAGCTAGAGAGATCAAGAGCATTGGCAGTGTTGTATTCAGTGGAGGAGCCTGTCAGCATCACATCCAGGCCGTCAAACTCATCACCGTTCTGGGTGGCGTCACCGTTGATGGTAGCATAGTGGAAGAGATTCACCGCCCCCTTTACCTTCTGCTCCAACTGGAAAGCCATCTCATTGACAGCACCGCTGGTGTTCTGGATAATACGATCCACCTGGGCGCTACCGCCGAAAATCTTGATATCTGCACTGGCTTTCTCCCTCTTTGCCTCCTGAGGGGTATACTCAGTGTTGATGGCTCTAAAGCCTGCGGTTGCAGGGGTCTTGAGCCTGGTGTAACCGTAGGTCATGGTGCTGCCGCCCGTACCTGGGGAAACGGCGTCATCAAAAATCAGAGCGTCCAGCAGCAGAGAGCTGCGGCGAAATTCGTCGACCACCTGCTGGTCAACTTTGTCGGCCATACCGACCTTTGCTTCTGCGAGTGTAATAGGCATATTCTTTATTCTCCTTCATTATTAAATTTCTCCTGCAAGGCGCCAAGCAGTGTGCCTGTTTTGCCCGGTGCAGGGGGTGGGGTGTTGTGTGATCTGCCACTATCCACCTTTGCTGAAGATTTTGCAGGCGAAGTGGCATCATCAAAGAGATAGGGGTCACTTTTCTTAAAGGCTTCCAGCTGATCATCCAGCCCCAGAAGCTTCTCCCCGTCTAGCTTTAGCTTCTCACGGTCAAGGGAATTTTTGAGTAGCTTAGGACTTTTGACCTTAGCAGCCGTCAGAGCTGAGTCCAGTGCAGCATCCATACGCAGGGCAGCAGTATCGGCATCGTATTTGTTTTGCAGATTGGCTAGGTCACCCTTGAGCTTTTCAATATCCACGCCGTCAAACTTCTTAACCGTTTCCTGCAGGGTCTTAATCGTCTGGTTTGCAGTATTAAGTTCACCCTCCTTGGTGGCAACCTTGTCTTTCTCGACGCCAATGTCCTTACCGTTCTCGGCCATAACAAACTTGATTTGCTCTTCGGTCAAGCCTTGTGCTTTTAAATCTTCGGTTTTCATGTTTTCCTTTCCCGGCTAGGCGTTTTAGGAGGTCGCCAGCTCCTGCCGTCCTGCTATATTAGGCTTGCAGATAAGCCAATTTTGGATATAAAAACAGCACCCTGCGAATGCAAGATGCTGTAATTTATAATATTGCCTTTTAATATAACTCTTGAAGCGCCTGAAAAACTCGTTCAAAGTCTTCTTTAGTAGGATAAGACGGGCATTTCCGACCCTGTATCTTGCCGTTGAACGCCATCTGTACTTTGCAAACTTTGACCTCAACATTGCCCCACTTCTCCACACCAGACGAAACAACATACTCCACACCTGGACCATGGGATTCCTCGGCACTAATCCGCGTTATTGTATTTCTATCTGGAACATAAATCCTACGCATTTTAACCACCCTTTCAAGATAATATAAGTAAATATTACTTATATTTACTAAAATAGTCAATGTGATTTATGATTTACTGAATATTCTCCCGCTCATACTGCCGCTTTAGATCCGTCTGCCTAATGAAATCTCTCTGCCTCTGCTGCCATTTGGTTAGGCGGGCTGCAGCTTCATCGGTAGGTTGCCCTGCGGCTTCCATCGCCTTGTATTCCCGCTTCCAGCGACGGATGCTGCGTTCAATACCCCGCTGGGTCTGTGCAGCTTCGTACTCGGTGAGTCTCTTGCCATCATACTCGTATATAGGGGCGTTTAAGCCCTCTAGCTCCTCCTTGGTGTAGACCGGCTCCTGCCCCTCAAAGTAAGGGAAGAAGCTATGGCGGCAGTTCCACCCACCTAGCCCCTCCCCGGTGCCGTAGCCGGTGCTGATGCGAAAGTCAGGGTATTTCGGATGTCTGCCTGACCTACTGAAAATCTTTCCTTGCCACTCTGCGTGATTGGCGGGACCTGTGCCGGTGTTTCTTGCGCCTGCATGGGCGGTGGTTTCTACGAGGTCGCTGCCCATCTCATTGGCTAGGGTGTCCTGTAGTCTTAGTGCGGTCTGATTAACCCCTGTCACAACCGCCCTGCGCACCGCTGTTTCCATATAATCTGTGTGCCCGGTGGGGTAGCTGATTACCGCCAAGCCCCTTTCACTGAGCTCCTTTATGGCTCCTCTCACTGCGGTGTTGTAGTCAAATGCCCCCGTGTTGATCTGCAACCATGCACGATCCAGTGCCTGCTCAAACTGTCTTGTTGCGGTGTTTGCCGTGGTGCGAGTTAGGTTATCAAACAAGCCCTCTGTACTGTCTATCCCCGCCTGTAGCACTGCCTGTAGGCTCGGGGAAGCATCCAAGGGTGAGGGGCTAAGCCCAGCTTTGCGGTAGATTCTACCATCACTTTCTATCGCCTTAAAGCCTGCATACTGAATCAATGTTTCTATCTCCTTGCGGGTCAAGCCTGACACCTCGGTAAGCTTCTTGACCATCGTTTCATGGACGGCTCCCATCTCTGCAAGCTTGTAATACTGCCACTGAGCGGCAGGGATGAATGTAAGCTTGGAGAGCCGTTCTGCCATATTTACCAGTATGTCCAGCTCCACCTCGGCATAGAGCTCCAGGAGGCGTTCGGGTAGCTGCTCGATGTATTTCGGCTTTAGCATTAGGCATCACCAAACCCCATCCAGTCATCATTGCTGCGCTCGGCGCCTACCATCTTCTTGGCGGTTGCTTCGTCCTCGCCGCGCCATTTTACCCTGTATTCCCAGCGCTGCATCAAACCATCTCGTATCTCCTGCAAATCCCGTAGTCGCTCCGACTCTTTGTCGATGATGTAGCTGTCCTCAAAGTTTACAGTAACCTCAGCGTCGGGGTTTACCGCCCGCCCGAGGATCTCCTTACCCGCCCAGAGGATGGCTTTCACCAGTTCTTTAATGGCTCGCTCAATGGCAATATAGTGCTTAGCGGCATTTTGGATCAGCTCCTGCTTATCCCCCGTGTATTGAGTGGCGGTGACCACACTGCCGGCATTAAACTGATAATGCTTGGTGCCAAGCCCAACCTTAAAGGACAGGTAATCAAGCTGTGCCTGGATGCCGTCTTTGTTTTCAGTAACCCGCAAGGAAGGGTTAAACTCCTGTACAAACTTGTTGTTACCGTTTTCATCAAACATTTCAGATCCTACAGAAACGAATAATTGCTGCATCACATCGTCAGGCGCAATCATGTTCCCCTTTTCGTCGGTGCGTGTCATACTCTCGTTGTAAAAGACCTTTTTGCCTCCAAGCTTAAAGTCGCGACAGAGGTTATTAAAGGCAAGGTCCACCCCCATTAGGCAGTCAACTGCATGAGCAAAGACCGACATCCCCAGCCCATTGGAATTGTCGTAGGTGTTCACAATATTGGGGCTGACGATAGCAAACAGAGGGATGCTTGCACCTGTCCGCACCACTGGGGCAATCCCCGTTGGCAATGGCGCAGGCTCAAGCTGGCTGTTCTGTGCCTTGAAATACTGGTTTGTTATGACATAGCCTTCGCTCTCCAGCGTATGGGTTTCGAGATATATGTACTCCTTCCCCTGATCCAGTACCTCCGACACAAAGGCAGCGTCGATAATCTTACCGCCTCGCACCGTTAGAGGGATGATGTGCTGCGCTGTCAGGTACTCGATGCGGATTTTCGCAGATGCATCCTGCACTACCGTATCATCCACTACTGACATTCCGTGGAGCTTTAGCACAAAGGCCCCGGTGCCGCTATAAAAGGCTTTCTCCACCAGCGCATTGCCCTGTACCCAGAAGTCATTCTCGCCCAATACGCCGCCAGTGCCATCCTTGCCGTGGACAAACTCCGAAGAAGCCTTATCGGCTATGGTCAGGGTAGTCTTTTCATTGAGTAGGATAGCCGCCCAGTCCTCACAGACCTTCTTGCCCATCCGTAAGGTAAAGAGTTTACGCTCAATGGACTGGACGCCATTGACCTCGGTAAACTCATGAAATGGCTTATAGAAGCCCTTCCACCAGTCCTGCCAGACCTTTATCTTGCTGTAGTATTCCGATGGAATGTTGCATTCTTTGGTTTTGTTTAAGTGCTCAATCACTGTTTTGATGTTCACTGCTTTTCCTCCCTTGCGCTTGGGTCACCGATATGCTGCTTAAATGGAAGCCATGAATACTGATCCGCATTGATGGTATGATCGTTACGGTCTTCTGGCTCGTCTTTCTCTTCTTTCCAAGAATACAAGTTTAATTCTCGGATGCTCTCCTTACAGGTATCCACGATTAAATAATCCTCATGGGTCATCCAGCCTGCTTGCAGGTTGATACGGTCAATCACCTTAGTTTTTTTCCAAGCAGGGTTGAACATATATACGCTGCCGTGCCGGCGCTTATATTTCTGGCACTCAAGGATAGTTCCCTGATCGGCGGAGTCGATAAAGACGTTCTTTCCGAAGCCCCACTCGGCACGACACTGCTCCAAGAACTCAATAAGCAACCAAGGGATATCCGAGGGGGTGAGCGGCGTCTTTAAGTACTTATTGTTGTACACCTTTTCTGCTAGCGTGATCTTCTTGCGGCAGGTGGTAATGCCGGAGAATATAAAGGCAAAGCTATCATCCGTCAGCCGGCTGTAGGAAGTATCCACACCGCAGGAAAATACACTGAACTTGAACGCCTTAGCACGCTTCGCAGTAATGATGTTCTCTGGCTTCAGGTTAAACACAAGCCCTGTAGAGCGCCCACGCAAGCCCTGTATCTTGTTCTTATAAAGCTTAGTACCTACAGGTACATTGCCGATGATTTGGGCTTTCTTCTCGGGTGTAATCCCCAAATTGTGGTCAAAAGAAAAGAACCAATGCACCCAGTCGGGCTTTGGTTCTTGGTTTAGCATTTGATTGATTTCCTCAGGTGCGTCATGCTCATACTCGGGCAGAGGGCGGCTGTGGTTAATATACTCCTCATAGATCGGTAATGATGGGTCATCAGGATTAAGGGTAGCCATCAGGTAATCGCAGCGCATGGAGGCTTCTCGGACATATTCCATATCGGCAATGTTAATCTCGTCAATATACAGGCAGCCGTACTGGCCGCCCAGAGCCTTCTTCCAGCGCGCTTTATTGTCATAACCCAATACGTAAATGATCTTATCCTGAAAGGCTAAGTGGGGTAAGCTGTGCTGACCCTTGCCAGCAGCATTGTATCGCACCAAATCGACGAAAATATCCAGGATGCCAAGGTCTTTGTTGATGATGTTCTTCTCGATGGTACCAAGGTCAAGCCCCGACAGTATGTGCAGCTTCTTAGGGGACTGCGCCACTTTGAGCATAAACTTAAAGACACCTACAGTGGTCTTACCAGCGGCCGTGGTGCCCTCCAAAAACTCTACAGGGGCGCTGTGCTTGATAAAGGCTTTATACTTTGGTGAAAGCACCAGTTGTTCGCTACTCATTAAGCTGCTCCAGTATTTTATCTAGTTTATCCGAGGAAACATTTACGTTGCCCGCGAGTTCCAGCTTATCAGAGAACATCCCCAGATGCTTGCCTAGTAGCTCCAAAGCCTTAAGCTTATCAGCAAACTTAACCTCCCGTTCGACGCTATCAAAGTCACCCTGCACGATCTTCACCTTAACCGAAGCAATAGCGGCGGTATCATCCTCAGAAGCACCCTCAAGCACCGTTGCATTCTTGGTATCCACAACATTAGGGGGATTGACAAAAGCTATGCGGGCAAGCTCCCTAATAACACGGTCAGCGTTAACACCAGTTCGGCAGGATCGGACGGCGAGGGCTTCGTCTATGCGTGCGCGAATGTTAACATTTGTTAGCAGCCTTGCGCCCTGTTCTTTAGCTGCCTTTGGCGAATACCCTGCTCGTATAGCCGCTTGGGTAGCGTTTAGATCAATAAGGTACTCTTCGCAAAATCGTTTTTGTTTGTCGGTCATGGTATTCACCACCTCTCTTCATATAAGTTCACAACTGCTTCTCAATAGCATAGTATGTTAAACGGAGTATTCCGTATTAAATAATGGAGCGTGTAATTATGTGCTTTAATAATTGTAATCGCTGCCGTTGCAATGGTTGCAACCGTTGTGGCAATTCCTGCGGTAACTTCTTCCCTCTCTTCCCCTTCTTCCCTCTCTTCTTCTTTTAATATTTATAAATCCCCCAAGGTAATCCTTGGGGGATATTTTTATGTATAAGAAAACCGCCCGGATGGGGCGGTTTAAATAGCTAAATAGAATAGTCAAACATCTTAAAAGTAATTAAAAACGAACCTATACATGATGTTAGCATCATCCAAAATGAATAAATACCAAAAGCTGCGATAAAATTTTTAAACAATGTATTCATTTCAAAATTGAAAATTTGTATCGATAACGCAATTGTTACCACAACGATGCACCATATAACGCTACTTTGTAATAGTTTTATTAACTCCTTATACGCATTACCCATATCCACAATAAACTTCCTTATAAATTCCTTATCCTGTATCACTAACAAAACAGAATAAGCTAATCCTATAATTGTAAGCAACACAGTAGAAAAAGAAATTATATCAGACATTAAAGCACGAATTCCATTGATTAGATTCAGATTATATAAAACTAAAACAACAAAAATTACTACAAATCCCAAAAGAGATCTATACTCTATTACACGTAGAACAGTATCAAATAGCTGATCTGTAAGTTTAATGTTGTTGTTTCGTCTCATCGTATTTTCACCTCATAACAGGGCCCAGCAAACTCTTAATTAGTCGATTTTCCACCTTTAACAATGCGCTGCTCATTTCATTAAATAAAACCTCATAACCAAGTGTTTGCTTTGGTTTAATAGTAAATGGAATGACTACCTTTAATTGCGGTGTTAACCAATCTATAGATTCGGTGTAATCACCTGTTTTAATTGTAGTCTCTATTTGTGGCAAAGGTGTGCTTTCCTCTTGAGTCAATTGTGAAAATTCCTCAAATAAATCAGTTATTACCTCTGCATCCAATGGTTTAGGAGAAGTCTTAGTCGTCCTTTTTCTAACGATTATCTCAAAGTCGGTCCCTTCAAAATCTTCAACTATTTTTCGCAAACCATATATTGATTTCTGTTTATTCTCGGCAAATGAATATAACGAAGTGCGATTTCCTTTTATGTGTATCTTTTGAAAAACCCCATCTCTCGTTATCTTTTTGTATAGATTTTCATCCATGACAGAGATCAGGTTTATTCTCATAAATGCTGTAAAATCACTAGGGATCCCCATTGTTGAAAAAAACATTAAGGTAAGAAACATTTCTAATTGACCTTTTACAAGAGAATATCTATTAGACTGTACCATTAAAACATCCGTCTGTAAATGATACAATATACTCATGAATTCGCCTATGTATTCATCATCTTTCAACGCAATTTCTTCGCGATCCTGTTTTGGAGCCTTGATTGACGGTATATTGGTATCTCTAAAATTAGTTAATTGGAAGAAAATAGTTTTGTTGTCTCTTTTTACAGTGGATTTATCAAGTTCAACTAATTTTTCACCTATATTACAAACCTCATCCACCTTGCCATTAATAACTGCATTAAATGCATGACTTAATTTTATATTAGTATCGGATAAGAGTAGTTTTTTAATCACCGAACTTATATGATCTTTAGACGAATTATTATAAGTAGCAAACCACTTATTAAACTCATCTTTATCAATATCAATTTTTGCTGTATAAAAGTTAAAGGTCACATTTTTCCTTATCTTTTTCTCCTTTTTCATAGCTATATCCTCCGCATTATATTATACTCCAAAATTATACACTAAAATATTATTTTGGTCTACATAATAATGCCATTTTTGACAATTCATTTCCTGATATAGCAAATTGAGAAGATTGTACCTACACGATACCACTTTCAAATGTGAACCACCATGAACAACATCAACTTACCCATACAAAAAGCACCTCACCTAAATAGGCAGGGTGCTTTTATACTACTTCTCATTTTGAATTATAGCACATTAAAAAGTAACATGTGTAACAACTTAGCTATTCGCTAAATATCTCTTAACCGCCATCTTCACACTGGCTTCACTCCCATTTACCCTCGCCCCTACCTGTTGCCAAGATAACCCTTCAACATACCGCAGTGTAAATATCTGCCTCGTCAGGCTATCCTCAATACCTGCTATGTACCTCTCCAGCTCCAGCAGCTCCCTCTCCCGGTGCAGCAGCGTTTCGGCTAACTGCACTTTACGCTTTGCGATTGCCTCTGACAACGCTTGCGCCTGCACTGACGGCCCAATCCCTGCAATGACCTCGGTATGTAGCTGATAGGGTACACAACGGGCGGAGGCTTGCACAGCATCCACCACGGTGTGTTTACAACGATCTTCTCGCAGCTTACGCAGTTGACTACGCAGCATACGAATTTCACCGTTAAGGTGCTGGAGTTGGGAAAGCTTGTCTATTGTCATATTTCACGCTCCTCTCGGACTTCCTCAAATTTCATCTGCCCTTCCATTTGCACAGGGATGTACCTGCATTTTTGCTGATGCCGCTCGACGCCCTTTGGGGTAGTCAGCACTCTACCGCAGGCTAAGCACTTCCACACAAATATCTGCTTGTACTGGTCCATTAAGGTTCCCTCCCGTCAAATATCCGAGCCGCTAATCTGCACCTCTCGCACCCATGAATATTGAGCTCACTCAGGTAAGCGCTAAGCCGATTGCGCCTTTTCGCTTCCGCTATGTACAGATCGTAGTTTCTTATTGCAAGAGCGTATTCCGTCAGCAGCTTTGCTTTCTCCTTGCGAGCCTCCTCCCGAGAGATCGCACCGCAGCGATACTCCCGATAGAGATTGCGAAAGGACAGGAAGAGAAGTTGCTGGGGTTGCGGTATATCGTTAGGGAGCGATTCACTTGCCATTGCCCTGCGTTCTAACTCTTCAAGCTCAAGTACCATTCGATCAGCCTCCTTGCACTCTCCCATCCATGCGCTACCTGTGCAAAATTCCCCTCAGCATTCAGCTCCTCGATCCACCAATTCTGCTCCGACGAGCTTGTGCCAGCTTCCGTTTTAAGCTCAATGTATAAAGAATGATACTGTCCTCGGGCGACTGGTAGGTGCAAATCAGGCACTCCTTTTTTCACACCTTGCCTCTTGAGCTGAGCTGCTTCTCGCTCGTCCCTAGAGCCCCCGTTAGGAATATGGTGAAGGAGTTTAAGGCATGGATACTGTTTACGGATAGAAGGCTGTGCGGCCCATTTCAGCAGCGTTGCCTGATGCTGCCCCTCAGTACGAGGGGCGGGGATACGCTTAGTTGCCACTCTGCTCCCCCTTCCAACACTCAACAAACGCCACATTGCGCTTTCCAGACTTGTCTTTTTCCTTGCCTTGGCGGACCGTGTAGCCGTTCTTTGCAAGAATCATCACAACGGCATCCCTGTCCTCTGGGCGATCAATATATAGTTTGGTTGTCATACCGCCTTCCCTCCCATCATAATTCTGTTAAGTATTTGCGATGCCTCCAGCTTTGTAAGTTCGGTGGTATCAAATCCCTTGAGCTTTCGCTGGATTAACGCAAGCTGCTTTTCACTTGCAGGCTTCTTGCCCCAATATCTCGCCTGCTCCAAATCCCAGATATATCTGGAATCCTCATGCTCTCTGCATAGCTTCTGATAGGCTCTATCCAGCGCCGCCTGCATGGGTACAAGCCCCCCACCAAGAGTTACCCTGCCAAGCTTATCAGCGCAGGGTATCACAATGCGCTTACGCTGGGGTAGGCTGCACACCAAGGAGCCGTCAGGCATCTTGAAGTAATTTACCCCATGGGTCAAATACTTCTGCTCCTGCGCCCACAGATCCACCATCTGAATGTTCTTAATCCAGCTTTCGGGACAGTCGGCTGCACTTAACACCTTCTCAGGAAGTTCAAAGAGCAAGCCTTCCAGATCCTCTGTCCTCCTTGGGGGTACATCTTTAAGGTCTATTCCCAAAAGTGTAGGTGCCGTACATAAAGACGCCTTACCTGACACCCCTACACAATCGATCAGATTGAGCCGTTCCTTCCCCGGATACAGGCGCAGTCCCCTACCTACCATCTGGGTGTAAAGACTATCAGACTGTGTAGGGCGGGCGATGATGACCGTTTCCACCAAGGGAATATCCGTTCCTTCGGTAAACACCATGCAGTTGACAATACAAGGGATCTCCCGCCGGGTAAATGCCTCTATGATGGCAGCCCGGTTTTTTGTTTCTCCTGTGACCACTACAGCACCGGGGATACGGTCGGCTATCTCCTGTGCCTGCTTGACCGATACCGCAAAGATTAGGGTAGCCCCCACCGCCAACTCCATGTATGCCTGCGCTATGGCATCGGCTGTGCCATCCATAGCTTCCTCCAGTTCACCAGGGGCATAGTCCCCAAGGCGTGTACGCACATTTCGAAGGTCAAAGCCTATATTTACTCGACGGCAGTAAATATCCGAAAGATATTGATTCTGGATACCCCATTTAAGATCACGTTGGAAAATGATATCATCAAAGATATTGTCTAGTCGCACCTTGTCACCACGTCCGGGTGTGGCGGTAAAGCCCAGCAGCAGCCGAGGGGTAAAGTACTCAAAGATACGCTTGTATGTATTTGCGGCAGCGTGATGCGCTTCATCACATACCACAATGTCAAAGTCATGGGGTGCAAACCGCTCTAAGCGCCGAGTGATCGATTGCACCGATGCACTGACCACTTCATCCAAGGAAGACGAGCTTTCCCCCGCCATCTCCACACCCGTCATGCAGGTGAAATATTTGAGCGGCTGCCGTACCAGCTCCTCTCGGTGAGATAGAATCAGCATCCTACCGCGTCTGGGTATATTGGCAAAGGTAACCGTCTTGCCAAGTCCGGTAGCCATCTGTATTAAATACTTCCCGTTTTCGGGAATGCTCTCGATACATTCACGTTGATAGGGTCTTAACTGCATTTTAACCTCCTTTTGTGGGGATCGTGGGACGATGTGGGACGAGTGTCCCACGGTAAGAAGCCAGTCATTTAGCGGCTTCTCGGGGTGTTGTGGGGGTGTGGGGGTGATTTGCACACTTTTTTCTTACGCGCGAGGTGCATATTTTTATGGGTGCTTCGTGTAAGAAAATCATATATATACATGTATGTTTTTTCGCCCCACACGCCCACACCCCCACAGCCCTGTAATTTAGCGGGTTCTCTGGCTCTTTCCTCCCCCACAGGCATCCCACATTCCCCCACATCAAATCAATTCGCCCCTCTCATTTGGGGCATCATCTTGCTCGGGTTCGTTGCCAATCCAAAGAACAATGCACTCAGTGAGTACCCCCGCAATGCGCTTGCCTCTGGTGTTGTTCTTAGCACGAGTCTGTATCAACTTCTGCTGTTTGAGGTAACTGATAAGAGCGGTACTTGAGAAGCCCGCATCCTCCGCAGCCTTACGAAACACTGAGCCAATAATAAATGCCCAGTTTCCCTCAATCACGCCGTATACCTCCCCCTGCTCAATGTCAGGGCGCATCCTGTTTGCATTCTGCGTAACCCAGTCACACATATACCGATAGCCTCGGTCCCCCGCCGAAACAGCAGCACGGCTGGCGAGGAAGCGTGAAATATCCTCGGTAGTCAACGCCCGTCCATCTTTAAAGATCCACTCGGTGGCAAGCTGATCCGCCGCAATTACCACGGCGGCAGCCATCGCCTGCTTTTCAGTAGTGTCGTTCTCGGTTAGCCTGCGAAAGCACTCTTTGTAGAGCTCCTGGGCTTTGGCGGTATTATCGTCGTCATAGAGTCGCTCTACAAA